AACATCCCGCAAAATCAAGCGGTCGACGGGGCTTTGATGGTTAAGGCACCACTCCCCCGCATCAAGAAAGACCAGCCACCGCCGATCGGCGAAGACGAAATCTACAACATGGGACCGCCCGAGTGGCGCGAGGAGCAGCCGCAGCCGAGGGTCGAGACGGCCGAGGAATATGCCCGCAAGCTGGAGCGGGAGACGGCCACGGAGTTCCGCAAGAAGCGGCAGCAGCAGGGGCCAAAGGGGCCGAGCGGCGACGGGCCGACCGAGCCGCCCAAGAAGCGCAGGCTGGTCAAGCAGGAAGCCACCGAACTGAACGTCTGGAAGGCGCTGCGCGAAACGCCAGAGCTTTTTGAGGGCGGGCTGTTCAAGCTCGACACCTTCTCCGGGCGCATGCTGCTGATGCATCCTATCCCGGTGCCGGGCATCACCCTGCCGACCCACTGGAAGCCGAGCGACGTCACCGACATCCAGATATCCCGGCTGATGGTCTGGCTGCAGGCCAACGGCTTCGTCAAGGTATCGGTGTCGCGCACCGGCCACGCGGTCGACATGGAGGCCGAGCGCAATGCATTCTCGTCGGCCCGGCGGTGGCTGCTCAGCCTGCCAGAGTGGGACAAGGAGAAGCGGCTCGACCATTTCTGGATCGACGTGTGCGGTGCCAAGATGGGCGAGGAGGGTGCCACCGAGGCCGAGGTCGAGCGCCGCTGGAAGTATCTGTCGGCCACGGCGCGCTGCTTCTTTATCTCGATCGTCGCCCGCATCATGCGGCCGGGCTGTAAGGCTGACTTCTCGCCTGTACTGGAGGGTCCGCAGGGCACGTTGAAGTCCACCCTGCTGCGCATCATCGCCGTCAACGACGACTGGTTCTCGGACTGCATGCCGCGCGATCTCAGCAACAAGGATGCGCGATCGCACCTCGCCGGCAAGCTGATCGTGGAGCTTGCCGAAATGCACCAGATGAAGGCCACGCAAGTCGACACGCTCAAGGGCTTCCTGACTGTGCAGGAGGATAAGTTCCGGCCGAGTTATGGCCGCCTCGACGTCACGCTCAAAAGGCAATGCGTGTTCGTCGGCACCACCAACAGGTCCGACTATTTCGGAGACGAAACCGGCAACCGCCGCTTCTGGCCGATCGCCTGCGGCACGATCGATCTCGACATGGCGCGCGAGTTGATGCCGCAACTCTACGCCGAGGCGCTCGCAGCGTTCCTCGCCGACGAGCCGTGGTGGTTGCCGCCCGATATCGAAAACATCGCCGTGGTTGAGCAGGATGACCGCATCACCACCGATCCGTGGCAGGAGACGATCGCCAACCAAGTCAAGGTCGCTCGCGAGGTCGCCGACAGGCTTGGCCAGCCGATTTTTTGGATGAGGGCGGCAGAGGTGTTGGCCATCTGCGTACCAGACATCGCGCAGCGAAATCCGCAAAATCAGCATCGCGTGACGCTAACACTGCGGAAATTAGGTGGTCAAAACAAGAAGTTACCAAGAGGCGAAGGTTGGCCAAATTGCGGATATCGCTTCATAACGAGCCAAAAATAGCGGTTTTAGGTGGTACACATGGTACGGGTTGGTACGGCTAAGTCGTTGATTTCTATATATCTGTACCACCTGTACCATGTGTACCATGTATTATATGATGTTCACGCATAGGCGCGCACAGGAAAAGGGTTTTGAAAAGTGCCCTGTACCATTGGTACGCATGGTACGGGCAAAAAATGGGAGGAGCCGGAATGTTCTACGTCTACGAGCTTGTCGATCCGCGCGATGACCGCGTTTTCTATGTCGGCAAGGGGAGAGGCCAGCGCGATCGCATGACGTTGTCGGACGGTAATTGCAGTAAGATGGAAGTTATTAAAGCCATTAAAGCTGCCGGTCTTAAGGTTATTGTCAGGCGCTTTGCTGATGGCTTAACAGAGGCTGAAGCTTTTAGGCTCGAACGCGAGCGGATTTACCATTACCGTGTGGCTAATCTCACAAATCTATATCGTGGACGCTATGCTGGGCTACTCGATACGGCATCGCACTTGATTAATAGACTAGCTAAACCAACCGATGATTGGTCAATCGAGCGCAAGCTGTATCGCCTGCTGCTAAAGGGCCAATTGCTAGAGGTGATATTGGACCTCAAACGGGGGTACTATGACGACGGTCCTATCAAGGAAGGATACGATGATGACCGCTCTATCGAACGCCAAACGTGAAGCTTTCTGCCAGCACCGTGCGGTTGGCAGCAAGACGCTCGATGAGGCCTATGTGCTGGCCGGCTACAAGCCAAACCGGAAGAATGCCGCTCGGCTCGCGATGACAAAGGAAGTCAAGGCCAGATTGAAAGAGCTTCAGGCTCACGCCGCCGAAGTCGTTGATGTGACAGTCGAAATGATGGCCGTGCAGTTCGATGAGGATCGCAGGCTGGCGATTAAAATGAAGCAGATGGGCGCGGCTCATTCCGCCTCCGTCTCCAAGGCCAAACTCTTCGGCCTGTTTGTCGATAGGTCGGTGGTCAATGTGTCTCACAGCTACTCCACGATGAGCGAAGAGGAGATCCGGTTCGAGCTTGCGGCGCTGGCGGCCGAGGCGAGGGCGCTGAAGCCGGGAGTGCAGCACTGATCCGGGCAAATCCGGTCACGCATCACGCCCGGTTCTGCCCGTTAAAATGTGGGCGAAAACTAGGTTTCCGCCCTTTTTCGTCCGGTTTTCGCCCTACTTGTTTCGTGGTATTGCACAGCATCGATTACGAATGTAGGCTGCGCGGAATTGCAATTCAGGTAGCCTCTGCTCACCTAGCCGGTTCTGCCGTGTTGGTGGCCTCTGGACCGCTCGCAAGTGATCATAGTGGCGGTTTGGTACGTGAGCGGCGATTACCGGACGTGATCACCGGGAAAGGCCCACGGCAGGGGCTTCCTGACTTGCAAGGGGAGTAGCGCGATGAATAGGCCCACAGCGAAGCAGGGAAGCCCGCCAGAGCGTTTCGACAGCATCCGGGTAGATATCACGCCGGCCATCCAAGAGGCCGCTGTCCACCTGCTCGCGGCGGTCATCGCCGAGATCCGCTACGTCTGGCCCGAGGCCACCGACGCCGATCGCAGGCGCGTGGCGATCAACGTCATGCAGGTATACTGGAACCAGCAGGCCAACGGCTATGACATCCATATGGCAGACCTTATCCGCTTTCCTTTCCCGCCGATCGAGCCGCCCGATGCTGGATGAGGTGATCACCCTCCAGTCGGAGGAAGTATCACGCCTGCCGCTCGCCAAGCAGCAGCACTTCGCCGCGCTCACCGCCACCCTCCTTGGTAAACTCAGGCAGAAGCAGTTCTATGATCTATTCCCTGACCGCGATAGGACCGACACTGACGGCTCGGTCCTCATATACAGACGCGACCAGTATCCCAAGCATCTGGAGTTTTTCGATGCTGGTAACAAGTACAGGGAGCGTTGTTTCTTGGCCGCGAACCGCGTTGGCAAGACCACATGTGGCAGCTACGAGCTTACATGCCATCTCACTGGACTATACCCCACATGGTGGACTGGTAAGATATTTCATGGCCCGGTAAGGGCATGGGCCTGCGGGCGGCGCAACGAGACGACGCGCGACATCGTGCAGGCCTCGCTGCTCGGCCCGGTGGCCTACGAGAACACCCGCAAGATCCTCGCCGGCACCGGTATGGTCCCGGGCGGCAGTATCGGCCGCGTGACGTGGAAGCGCGGCGTCGAGGATCTGATCGACACCTGCAAGGTGCGGCACGTCACGGGCGGCTGGTCGACGCTAGGCATGAAGTCCTACGAGCAGGGCCGAGGCTCCTTCGAAGGCACCAGCCAGCACTGCATCTGGCTGGACGAAGAGTGCCCCGAAGACGTCTACGGCGAGTGCCTGATCCGCCTGATGACGACGCAGGGCATCCTGATGATCACCTTCACCCCGCTGGAAGGGATGACGAAGACCGTGCAGCAGTTCCAATTAGCCGGCGATCGGGCTGTGCTGGGGAGGATGTAGATGGACCCGGAGCTAATCCAGCACTTCGACCGGCTTTCGCTGCGCAACATCAAGCGGGTGTACGCGGATCGCAATGCGGAGATCTTCGCGGTCTACCGGGCACAGGGCAACCGCTACACCGGGCTGGCGGAACGGTATGGCGTGAGCTACGCGCGCATTCGGCAGATCGTGGCGAGGCAGGTTAAGCCGGGGAGGATGTAGGGCGGATTAATGAGAGATCGGGGATGCCGGCTTATACCCAGCCGCAGCCTAGCGCCCCGATGCTGCCGGGAAACCGGCAAGGAGGGGTGACGGTGCGCAGCACTCAGGCTCCGTGTAGAACGGTCTGGAAAAGTGCAGACAACTACATTCCCGAAGCACTGGGAAGTCGCGGGCTAGGCTTCGAACGCGCCGTCATCCTGCTCCGAAATGGGAGGTGAGATATGGATCGCATCAAGGACTGTGGCCGGATCGCCAAGGGCATCGTGTGCATCGACGTTCCCTGCGGGGAGATGGCATGGGACGGCGAGCGGATGGTCGACACTGGCAAGATACATCCGCCGCATCTGTGGGTGGCCAATGGCCGCATGGGTGGCGAGGACGGCGACGAGGAAGAGGGCGACGAGTGGGTTCTGCCACCCGAGTGGCAGGCGCTGCTGGTGTTGCAGTGATGGCCCGGATTGCGACCTATGTCGGCATGTGCGTCGGTGGCCCCAAGAAGGGCCAGTGGCTTGAGACATACCAGCCGACCTACCAACTGGCGCGGATGCAGCGCTTCGACATAAAGCAGCATCCGCCGGGCGAGGCCGCCGAGTGGAGAGAGGCCGATCGCGGCCACTACGAGTTCGAGAGCGGCCACTGGTGGTGGAAAGGCTGGGCGCTGAAGCGATGATCGAGGTGGCAATGAAATGGCGCGAGGTGGCGCTGGCGGCGCAGCGTGGACTGTCGCGGTGCCTGCACAACCTGAAGGACGGACGTAAGGACGCCAACGGCGCTGAGCAGGTGGCTGGGATCGGGGCCGACATGCACATCATGGGCGCGATCGGCGAGGCTGCTGTGGCTCAGCACTACGGCATCGAGTGGAAGCCGATGGAGTTTGGCGGAGTCGACGTCGGCCGCTTCGAAGTGCGCGCCACCGACTATAAGCTGGGGCGGCTGGTGCTGCATCCGGGTGATCGCGCGGACTGTCCGTACATCTTGGCGAGGCTGAACAAGCTGCCGGTGGTGGTGCTGGTCGGCTGGATGCTGGGCAGGGACGGGATGGCTGCGGAATGGTGGGGCGAGTGCAACCCGGAACGGCCCAACAAGCGGCCGGCGTTTTGGGTGCCCAATGACAGGCTGCGCGACATGGAGGAGTTGAAGGCATGAACGAGACGCGGATACTGGAACTAGCGAGGGTGATTGAGCAGGCACCGCATCAAACCGATGATTTAGGGTTCATCGATGGTGAAACAATAACCCGGTTCTCGATGTCGGTCTGGCGGTGTGGCACAGTCGCCTGCATCGGCGGCTGGGTGCAGGCGCTACACGCGGAGCCTAACAAGATGTTCCACGGGACCATTAGTGTCGCCGAGGTGCTGGGGATCTCGTTCGTGCAGGCCGAGGCGCTGTGCTACCCGGGCGCGCAGAGCATCGGCCGCTACGAGGACATCACCCCGGCCGAGGCCGCCGACACGCTGCGCCGGCTCGCCGCCACCGGCAAGGTCAGGTGGAAGATCGAGCGGTCTGACCCTGTCGCCGAGGTCATTCAGGAGATCGCGTTGGAGCGGCGTGTGCTGGAGCCGGCGTGAAGAAGAAACCTGTCGCCAACCCGGTCGCCGTCATTCCGGGCGGCAAGGGTGGTGTGAGGATCACCATCACTGCCGCCGAGATTGCGGGCTGGATATTGGCACCTGACACCGGCTGTCCCGACTGCGGCAAGCCGCTGGTGGTGGCAAGAAGCCAGAACGTTCCCTACTTCCGCCACCGGCCCGGGGAGAAGCATGCCTCATGATCCACAGCCCCTTTTTTCGGAACCCGGTCCAGCCGCGTGATATGGATCTGCTGAGCGAGATCATGATGATCCCGCCGATGATCCACAGCAACATCAACACGACCCCGGTCAAGGTGGCCGGCGCGGGGAGAGAACCAATGACTAAAGGCGAATACAGGGTAGGCGTGGACTTCAATCCGAGCGGCGATGCCAACGTCATCCTGATCAAGCGCGCAGCCGCTGACCTGATCGACCTGATCGAGAGCCTGCCGAAGATGGATGACAGCGGCGAGGTGCCGCGCCTCAAGGCGCTGGCGATGACGGCGATCGAGGACGGGGCCATGTGGGCTGTTAAGGCATGCACAAAGAAACCGCAGACATGAGCGACTACGAGCGCCAAGGCACCGCCTACGATCCGCATGCTGTCGGCCATGAGAAGGTCGGCCGCAACCTGACCAGCGGCACCACCACCGGCACCATCACGATGGCCGACATGCCGATCCTCACACTGAGCAATCCCAGCGCCGACCGCGTCTATCTGACCCTCACCCACGATGGCAGGCTCGAACCGGGGCCGGGCTTGTCGATGGATGAAGCCACGCAGGCTGCGGCCGAGATGCTGGTCAGGCACTTCGAGGAGACGATCACCGCGAGCAAGCGGCCGATCGCCAACCTGATGGCGGCGGCCGAGGCGCTGGCCGACAGCGTCCTGTACGATGACGTCGGCGAGATGATCGGCGGCAAGCTAATAGGTGGTAATGGCGGGCTGATCAGCCGCGACACCATCACCAAGGCCGACGCCGTGCGCCGGGCACTGGACGTGCTACGAAAATAGAATTAGCTTCGGTGGCCGACAGGTAAGGCGACGGCCTCTAGAGCCGCTCCATGCAGGTTCAAATCCTGTCCGAAGCGCCAACTTTAACCAAAGGAGAAGACCATGACGTAGATACCTGAGTTGAAGATCAAGATCAAAAGCCTAGCTGCCGAGGCAATCATCATTCGGCATGAAGAGCGCAAGAACAGCGGGGATACCCGCAACAATCTCCACCTCCATCGCGTGATGGTGGTGCGGCCCGAAGCCCGAGCAAGCTTCATCGCCTACGCCTACCTGCGCGGTCGCCTGCTCTCCTCTCAGGAACAGCCCGGATCTCGGACACCTGATTGGGCCAATGCCTTGCGCATTGCCAAGCGGTTCTCGCTCGTGCCGTTCGATGAGGTCGCCTTCCGCGAGTGGGCTGGCATCGATGAGAAGGGGGCGATCAAAAAGGCGGCGTGAGCCTATTGCAATTTGCAACACGGCATGGCAAAGACCCGCCGCCAACCGTGCTGAAGGTGGTGGTTACTTCATCGCTCCAAAACAGCGAACCAGAACAACGCCATCGCCACTTGTTGCCGGTTGGTTTGAGAGTTACGGACGTGCTGTAGGAATTGGTTACTCCTTTGTAAGGCGTAGGTCGCGGGTTCGAGTCCCGTCATCCGGCCAACCCGGGTAGCTCAGTTGGTAGAGCAACGTAAAATAACCAAGGCCGATTGTCGCCGCCCGTAGCTCCCAAACCAACCGGCGCAAGGATGCGCTGGGTGGGGTGCGTGTTGAAGATCGCGGATACTTCGTGCTGAAATGAAAGAACCGCAATCGCTTGTTACCGCATCTCTCCCGGCGCATCGGTGCGTTCAGAGAATACGTGTTGATAGAGAAGGGTTTACTTCCGGCACCAATGCCGGAATAGCTCAGCGGTAGAGCGCTTCGCTTACAACGAAGAGGTCGGTGGTTCAAATCCATCTTACGCCGTTCTCGATGATTACCGTATTCTCTGAGCGCACCTCGGCAGTCAGGTGGGGCGCGTGTTGAAGATGATGGGTACTTCGGTTAGTCTGCCTTCGGGCAGCGTGGTTCGATCCCACTACCCCATTATCGCCCTTTACCGCGTTCCTCCCGACTGCCGCAGCACTTCCAACCAACGGAGGAAGCCATGCGCGTAAACGTCCAGTCTGCAGTTCCCAAGATCTTCACCGCCGAGGGCGGCCCGGCCAAGCACGTAAACAGCGAGCAGGCGCTGCGCCGGTCGGTGCTGTCGTGCCTGCTGTGGGAGAAGGAGTTTTATGAGGACGGCAAGTCGATCGCCGATCGCATCACGCAGAACGCGGCCGACTGCAGCAAGGAGTTCGTGGCCGCGCTGGCGGTCGAGGCGCGCACGGTGCATGGCCTGCGCCACGCGCCGCTGATGCTCCTGCTCGACCTGATCCGCCGTGGTGGCCCGGGTGTCGCCGACGCGGTCGATGGCAGCATCCGCCGGGCCGACGAGATGGGCGAGCTTGTCGCGATGTACTGGAAGGGTGGCCGCAAGATGCTGCCGCGCCAGATGCGCGTCGGCCTCGGCCGTGCGTTCCGCCGGTTCAGCGAGTACCAGCTTGCCAAGTACGATCGCGACGGCCCGGTCAAGCTGCGCGACGTGCTGTTCATGGCCCACGTCAAGCCGACCGACGAGGAGCATGCCGCGCTGTTGAAGCGGGTGGCCGATCGGACGCTGGAGACGCCCGACACTTGGGAGGTGAAGCTGTCCGGCGGCGCGGACAAGAAGGAGACGTTCGAGCGGCTGATCCGCGAGGGCAAGCTCGGCTACCTCGCCCTGCTGCGCAATTTGCGCAACATGGTCGAGGCCGGCTGCGATCTCGATCTGGTCAAGGCCGCGATCGTCTATCGCAAGGGTGCGGATCTGGTGTGGCCGTTCCGCTATGTGGCCGCCGCTCGCGCGGTGCCGATGCTGGAGCCGTTCATCGATCAGGCGCTGTGCGAGGCGATCGCCACCAGCCCGGCGCTGCCCGGCAAGACGTTCGTGATGGTCGACGTGTCCGGCTCGATGGACGCGCCGATGTCAGGCAAGTCGGACATGAGGCGCATCGACGCTGCGGCTGCGCTGGCGTCGGTGATCAACGGCGACGTGCGGGTGTTCACCTTCTCGAACGATCTGGTCGAGGTGCCGCCGCGCCGTGGCATGGCGGGTGTCGATGCGGTGATCAAGTCGCAGCCACATCAGGGCACCTATCTCGGCAATGCCGTGGCAGGCGTCAACAAGCTGGCCGGCGGCTACGATCGGTTGATCGTGATCACCGACGAGCAGGCTCACGACAAGGTTCCTGACCCGGCCGGCAAGGGCTATATGATCAACGTCGCTTCCAACAAGAACGGCGTCGGCTATGGCAAGTGGGTTCACCTCGACGGCTTCTCCGAGGCCATCATCCGGTGGATCGGCGAGGTCGAGAATGACAGGCGAGCAGCTTAAGGCCGCCGGCATAAAACTGTTCGGCGAGCAGTGGCAATCACCGCTCGCCGGCAGACTGGGGAT